TCTTTTCAATGACACGGTTCTTAGTATTGTGACATGTTTCCCCTAATTCTTTACACATTTTTTTACATTCATATACTTTTTGACCTTTCATTTTTTATAATAATACAATATATTTTATTTTTAATAAATATATATATGCCATCAGTAATTTCACGCGAACATGTTCGGAGCGATAATGGGAACACATTTTAAGACTTGTGGAGAATGAGGGGATTTAAATTCCCTTTTCAAATTAACATCATTTCAGAGTTGATCTTTTTGGTCTAATGAGAACATCTGAGAAATCTGTTATCTTTTATCTGTTATTTGTTTCAAATATTAGAAAATTTGAAATTATTAATATGATTCTATTTATATTGAAAAAATTAAATAATAATGGATACTCAGTTCAATCAGGCGGTTCACTCCTTCACGGAGGACATCATGTCTATGATGTTCACTGAGTTTGAGGGAAAAACTCTTGGTGAGGAAGGATTTACAAAGGATGATGTAATTAAGCATCTTTTCAGAGATAATAAACAGGATGATGAAGATGATGGTGGCAATGATGGCAATATAGAAGAAGAAATATTTAAAGATGGATCATTAGAATTATTTATATCTAAAAATATCAAAGATCCTTGGGATAAAACTAAATTTAAAGGATATGTTCATATGAGTCCAAAACAAAAAGGTGAATTTGGGGAAAGGTTTACAGAAAAATTCCTTACAATGAATGGTTTTGATATTAAATCTGCATCTACATCAACGAGTGGTTATGATAGAATGGTCAATGATAAAAAATGTGAAATTAAATTTAGTCTAGCTACTAGAGGGAAAAATGGCGGAATTACAAAAGATAGTTTTATCATTAACCATGTATCTAAAGAAAAAGATTGGGATTTTCTCTTATTTATCGGTATTAATTCAGAAAAAAATATGAGGATTATATGGTTCAAAAAAGAAGATTTTAAGGAAAATTGTAATACTTGTTTTAATTTTCAACAAGGAGGAAAAAAAATTGAAAATGATGATTACATGTGTACAAACATTAAAATACTTGTTAAATGTGATTGGGTTCACGAAGGGATTGATAGTCTTAAAAATATTATGTTTAAGGATACATATTAATCATCAACATCAATCTTAATTTATGGAGCCGCATTAAAATGTTTTTTATTTTCATTTGTATTTCTTTCACTATCAACTATCCCCTTATTTTCGGTTCCATCCCAAAATACAATAACCCATGCGGGTTTATGGTCAATGCTTACTGGATAACGATGTATTAAATGGTGATTATGACCATTAGAAGAAGGAGCTACAATAGGGACGCGTGGCAAACAATACTTTATAAAATCTTCGAGTGTCCAAATTTTTTCCTCATAACATGCTGTTGGGGGTGTTTGTATAAGCCGGTACTTGTGAAATGTTTTTTCATCAATATCATCAACTTCATCACCATTGATATCACATGGTTTATAATTACTCCTTAGTTTTTGAAAATTATCACCACATTTACAACCTTCCATCTCTTCTGGGAAACTTTCAACCATACGAGCCATGATTTTAGAACGATACTTATCACAACGATCGTTTGTTAGAATTAAACCACCATTAGTCCTTTCAGATATGATTTTTCGTTTAGAAGTTATTTTTGAAGTGATATGTCTTGCCTTTGACGGGGGCACTGTGTATTCTGATTCCCTTATTTCAATATATTTAGAGATTAATTTAACGTCACAATATATAACTACGTTGTGTTTTTTATATCCACAACAACGGCCTACAAAACTCTGTGCTAGTTGATCTAAATTCTTACAATTATCATGCATTTCAATGATATACTTCATCTTTTTAACTTGATTCCCCATCCTCCACAATGATTTAATAAATATTACAGTATGTTTTTCCAATGGTCTTCTGTTATAAAAACCATCTTTAACGTGTGTTTCAGGATTTACGGTCTTACTATTGGATTCTTGATTAAAATCCTTAATATCACAGATTATGTTTTCTGATATAATATCTCTCAGAAAATCACTTTGTTTTCCAAAAGATCTAATTATGATATAACCTTTTTTTTTATTTTTAGCAAAACACATAGTTAAATGATCTATAAATTCTTTTTTATATTTCAATGATAATTCATGTTCTTTTATTTCAGCTGGTGATGGTTTTAAACCAGAATACCATTTTTCATTAAAGATATTCAAACCCTTACCAGAATATTTAAGAAGTCCAAGACCTTTACGGATATTTCCCGAATTATTCTGACTTTTAATGCTCTTATAGTGTTTGTCCGTTTCTAAGGTAATGAACTCCTTATTATAATTGTTCAAATGGTTCTCGTGTATGTCAGCGAAAGGTGTGGCCGATACAGATAATAAATAATTATTACCAATATCTAAATTTGACCCATTTAGTTCTATGTCCCAATGTTTAAACATATTGTCTATCGATTGCGCCGATGAACTAGCATAATCTGACTCATCGTGAATAAATAATGTATCTGTGTTATATAATGGGATTTCACTATATTCTTTACAATCGCTATTTTTTATGATATTTAATCCATTATATTTGGAAAACTCGTATGGTTTTACATAAACCCCAATTGATTCAGATTCAGATTCAGATTCAGATTCAGATTCAGATTCAGATTCAGATTCAGATTCAGATTCAGATTCATCATTTTCAAAAAACGGACAATTTGCTATTTGAGTTATATCACGCTTCATTTGTTCATACAAATTACGGTCATTCATGCCAGATAAAACCAGCACACGTTTTATATTTAATATTTTCCGTATCCAACTGTTTCGGAATATTATATATATAAGTGATGAATATGTTCCCGTTTTTCCAGATTGCATTTCGGCTATAAGGATCAATGCTCTTTTATAACAGACTTTATTATTTATATCATCACCATTCATCTTTAGTAATAGTAGATAAACAACGATAATCTGTGAGGTCAATAATTGATTTTTATGGACATATCCAGATTCTTCTTCACACGTAATCCTACGAAATACACTCTCATTCATCCATTGGTTATATTCTTTCTCATGGTTTTCTAATTCTTCTAACAAATTATCATAAATACCATCATTTTTTTTAAATTTTCCCCTCAATTTAATATCATTATCATTTTGACATGATTTTTTTCGTTTTAAATGTGCTTCATAATGTCCTTTTTGAGAAAACTCAGAACCACACTTTTCACAATTATATTTAACCATTATATTATTATATTATGTTATATTCTTTAAATAAGTTAACCAAATATATTTATATTTCAAATTTAAAAAAAAAACAACCGTTATTCATAACTAATATTAACTTATACCAAGCGCTTACTACAAAGATCATAATATAATTTCATAAATCTTAAATGTCAATCTCACATAATTCTTTAAAGATTCTACGGTTTGTCTCAACAAGTTCATTTTGCAATTCATTCAATTTTTGAATATGATTATCATTAATTTCATGATACATTAAACCATTTCTTTCTTTTACATAGATTTTCCATGCGGATATCTTATCTTGTATTTCATTATCAGTAGATTCTTTATATTTAGAATTATATCCAGATACAGGAATTCTATTCCATCCTGAATCACTTCCAATTAATTTCTTTACCATAGCGTCTTTCGCCAATGGATACAAATGATCACCAATACCTTTCATTAGTTTACCTGTAATAAAATCTGTATTTATCGTTGGGATAGCGAAAATTTCGCATTTTTTTGCATCATCTTCTTCATTATAAGGAATATTTCGTTTACAATCTAATTGATGAGATAAATTAGCAATTATATTCCTTCTATCCTTTACTCTCGTATCCAAAGATAATGAACATTTTTTTTTCATTATGTAGTATCTTATTTTTATCCTAAACTTAAATCAAATTTATAGAATTTATTCGATGCTAAGTCTTTTATTACAAAGATCAACATATTCGGTGTTAATTTCATAACCTATATATCTAACACCTAAATTCTTGGCTGCCACGCATTCACTTCCTGAACCAGCGAAAGGAACTATTAGTAAATTATTTCCATGTTCTTTATTCATACATGATTTAATAAGTTTTTCACATAATTCTATTGGTTTTTGTGTAGGATGATCTACTCTTTCTTTTTTCCCGGCACCTCCAGCCAATGCTGATATTTTTATAACATCTCTTGGTAGTGCTCCATTTTCATGTGCTTTATAAATCGTTTCTTTTGTACCATCACTAAACCGACCCTTTGTTGCTTTCCTAGTTTTTCCAGCAGCATTTTTAACATAACCTTCTGTATATGGTTCTCGTACATCATCACGGTTGAAAAGAGGTTTTCCCTTAGAACAACATAAAATACTTTCATGACTACGACACCAAAATTGGGCCGTCGGGGTATTTTTATTTGTATAATGCCATACTAACCATCTTACATTATATGATAAATCTATCCGGACCCGTATGAATGCTAATATTTCACTAAATCCGTAGATGAAAATACTTCCTTTTGGTTTAATAATGCGGAAACACTCGGACATCCATTCATCACACCATTTCAGGTAAGCATCCATTGTTTGTTTATCACTATTATTTCCAAAATCTTTTCCTATATTATATGGAGGGTCGCAAATGATCATATCAACCGAGTTATCTGATAACCTTTTCATACCACCAATACAGTCCTCATTAACAATTTCACCATTTTTTTCTTGTTTTCC